TGATCATCGTCAATGAAAGTTCCAGAAAGGCTGTACATCTCCACACCATCGGAGTTGTACCCGATGAACCGGAGCCCGCTTCCACGATACTTGGTGTTGATCTTCCCCATGTCAGCATTACGAAGATCGTACTGCTTGATGAAGTCAGAATTCTTCAGCATTGCGCTTGCCACATCCGGAGACATGACGATCTTTGAGACCTCGCCCATTCCGTCATACACAAGATCAAAAATCTTATGCATATCACCGTCGATATCGGCTCCTGTCTCGTTCCACTTCTTTGCCGGAGTGAAGTTGTTCTCGAAACCATAGTCCGCGATCTTGGACTCCTTGATTCCTCTGCCTTCATTCGTGTACTCAAACACGGAAAGCTTTCCGGTAAGAAGGACCTGTCTCACCATCCATTCACGTCTTCTCTGGATAGCTTTGCGCATCTCCATGAGGTCTGCTGCAAGCATCTTCTTCTCACGCTGCTGCGGGGTCATTCCGCCGATGATCCGCTCTCCGAAAGATCTGTTCTTGAGGTTGGAATCCTCAATGATTCTCTCCGGAGCGATGCAGCAGAAACCGATCTCTCTGGTCTCAAATCCGTCTCTGTCCATCAGAACACCGCCTGCACCAGGATGAACCATCGGCGCCATTCTGCGACTGCCCTTGCGGTAATCGTAGATAGCCTTATCATCCTCGACAGTCCCGGCGTCATGGCCGAAAAAGTCATACAACACACTATATTCAGGCGGCATCAGCTCAATTGCTGCAAGCTGTGCTCTGGTAGAATAGATATCCATATGCTTTGCTCTCCTTTCACTTATCAGGTCCCAGATACTGTGTTCTGGAAGGTATCAGCAGACTCCTTTTTCGAGAACACAATGTTCTGTCCGCGAAGAACTGCCTTATGTTCGTCAGTAAGCACTGCGCCATTCGCAAGCTTCACAGCTCCGTCAACGAAGATACCTGCGCGGTATGCCGCCGCATCTTCTGCAACTGCCGTCACGCCTGATCCCGGAGCTGCGCCGGTGTCAACAGTCTCCTTCAGCACAACAAGCTGGGTGTCAGCTTTGACATTCGCTGCCGCTGCCGGAGAATAAAGCCCGGTCGTCTCACGGAAGAGAACGGTTCCAGCCGTTACAACACCATTCCCCGGCTTGCACGGAACAGTGATCAGATCCGCCCCCTGTGGATCAGCCAGGAGATTTGTATAAGTCTGCTGTCCGATAGTCCCATACAGTTCACTCATTTTCTACTCCTCTCTCAAAACATTCCTTCGGAATCGTCCGCATACTCTTTCGTGTATACGGCCATCTCTTTCGCGAAGTCATCAATTTCCTGCTCGGGTGCCTTGTCTTCCGGTGCTCCGCCTGTTACATCTTCCGCCGGTGCGGTCTCATCTTTTCTCTGATCGAGAAATTCAGAGCCCTTTTCCTTCATGGCTTTCACAAGCTGTTTCTGGAAGTCAGCCGCAGAGGTTCCGTCAGCCTTCGCCTTTTCCGCCATCTCCTCATAGCCGGGGAGCGTCAGGGCATCGATATCTGACAGGCGATCACGCTCTGCTGTGATTGCTGCCTGCTGAATACTCGCAAGCAGTGCCGGATTTGCATCCTTGAGCTGTTCAACCGTTGTGTTTTCGTTGAGTTCCATTTTTGTGTCCTCCTCCTTTGGTGGATTTTCAGTCGGTTCTCCGGCATTCGAAGCCCCGTTACTGACATCAATTATTGTTGTCCCGATATCTTCCGGGACATGCGCGTAAATGGATTTCATCAGCTGCATATCATTGTCTGATACACACGCAACAGCCTTCTTGTCGCTTGACAGAAGCTTGTCGCAAAAGCCATTGTCTACTGCTTCTTTAGCTGTGAACCAGGTTTCAGCATCCATCCAGCTCTTGATCTGTTCTTCTGTCTTTCCGGTTTTCGCCGCGTACATCGCATGAAACTGCTGCTCCATCTTGCGCAAGTGCTCTGCATCATGCTCAAGCTGGTCAGCGTTTCCCCATGTAAGCAACGACGGATTGTGGATCATGAATTCGCTCCCTTCCGTGATTGCCACATGGCATCCTGGAAGAGTAGCTATGATCGTTGCAGCGCTAGCGCACCATCCTTCGATACGAATGTTGATTGACTCAAATCCTGCATTTGCAAGGATGGACCGCATTGCAACTGCCTCGTTT